GTTTGCACCTCCTCTGTACCTTCGGGTCTTCGTAAATCGCTCGGAGGTACGACCAAAGGTTGATATGAGGGAACATCGCCTGTAGGAAGGGGTATTTCAACCGTTTTTATCGAAAATGGTTGCGGTATCTGTATTGTTGGTAGATCCATGCTCGTGTATGTGATGCTCTGGATGTGCAAGTACGAAAGAAGTAGGTAAAGATAGTATTAGAATAAATAAAAGTTTCATAATTAAGTTTTCATTATATAGCAAAGTGAGTAGTATGGAGGTCTGTTTTCGTGTGCACCGCCACCACCAGTATTGCCTACGTTTGCTGTAGCATTACTTGTGTTGCCGGAGACAGAAGCGTTACCTGTGTTACCACTAACACTTATACTTACGTTTGCAGATTTTGCATACCAGTAGTTTGGCATATCGGTATGCTGTCTGTTTGACTGATAGGAAGCTAAGTAAGCGTCTTGGCTACCACCATATTGCATACCACCGTGCATATTGTGAGTATGGCTACTTGAACCTGATCCACTAAACGAGTGAGTATGGTTTCCAAAGTTTGCTGAGTGACTATGTGCGTTACCACTATGAGCGTGTGAAGGTATTTGGCTAGTGCTTAGTGTTACGTTAGCAGAACCACCTGTGGCTCCTACAGAATAAGAACTACCAGCACCTACGACAAATCTGTCTCTAAGGTCAGGTGTACTGTTAGAACCATTACATAGAACAAATCCAGAAGGTATAGCGTTTTCTGCACCAGACCATAGTATAATCATACCAGATACAAATGATTCTACGCCTGTTAAGTTTGCACCACTACCAACAAAGTTGTCAGCATATACGTTTGCAAATCTTATAGAGTTTGTACCTAAGTTTCTGTTACTATCAAAATCAGGAGTGATGTCTTCGCAAGTTATAGCACCTGTAAACTCACCACCAGCTAAAGGCATTTTGGTGGCAATGCTGTTAGTAATAGTTGTAGAGAAATTAGCGTCATCATTTATAGCGGCTGCTAACTCGTTAAGAGTATTAAGAGCACCGGGAGATGAATCTACTAAGTTTGATATTGCTGTATCTGTGTACGCAGTTGTAGCAACCTTTGTACTGTTGTCACCTTGAGACTGAGTTGTTGCAGTTGTAGAACTAGCTATAGCACCACCAGAAACTCCTAAGTTTCCAACAGTGGTATTTAGAGCAGCTACATCTACACCATCTACAGTTCCTGTAACGGTAATGTTACCTGTTACGTCAAGACCAGCATTTGCATCTAAGTTACCTTCTATATCTACTGTTCCACCGCCTCGTATAATTATTCTATCTGCGTTATTTGTTGTGTCTCTAAACTTAAGTGTACCACCATCACCTTTGATTTCAAAATCAGGGTTTTCTCCAGAATCAACAAATGCAACTTTAGGAGCACTACTGGTAATAGTTATGTCTCCAGAACCAGAAGTTCCAGTTGTAGCTATTGCTTGAGATCCAAAGTCAGGAGATATCTTAGTTCCAGCAATAGCTGCACCACTGTTTATATTAGCATTGACTATAGTATCACTTGCTATATCACCTGTAACGATTGTACCATTAGTTATGTTTTGACTGACTATCGTTACGTCTGTAGGTAAAGCTCCAGCATTGATCTTATCTGTTGATATAGAGTCTGCTGATAATCGCCCAGCAATAGAAGCGGAGGATACGTTTGACATATCCTCTCTAGCTAATGCTCGACCGCCAGCTGTGGAGCCATCATGTACGACAGCTGTATCTTTAGTCGTATCTATTGTAACTTCACCTTCGGCTCCCGTAAAGCTACCATGTTGCGTAGTTGTACCACGTCTTAGTTTTAATAATTTTGCCATTATGCGATTGACCCAAAGTCTAGGGTTAAGTTAGTTGTTGTTATTACGTTAGGTGCAATAGTTTGACCAGATATAAGACTTACGATCTCACTTGCGGTTTGATCTGCTGTTGCATTTGCTTCTATACCGTCAAGCTTTGTACCATCAGTAGCAACATCTCTACCGTCAACTGTTCCAGATACGATAATATTTGAGTTAATTGTCTGAGCTCCAGTAAATGTGTTAGCACCTAAACCAGCTAAGTTACCAGTAGCTGTAACACCACCTTGGAATGTAGATCCGTTATGTACTCTTAGTTCGTTAGCAGTTGTGTCAAAATATAAATCACCAGCAGCTAGTGCGTTACCAGCACCGTCTGTTGAAGGAGCTGAAGATGCTATCTGATATGTACCAGCAAAACTGTTTACATTACTTATATTACTTGCAACTGTGTTTACATTAGATATAGAACCAGCTACAGAGTTTATATTGCTAGCATTAGATACTGCACTATTGATATTAGTTGCATTACTATGTACACTATTGACATTAGATATATTTGATCCTACTGAGTTAACATTAGATATAGCTCCAGCTACTGTATTAATGTTAGTTGCATTGCTTACAACGCTATTTATATTACTTGCATTAGATACAGCTGAGTTTATGTTACTAGCGTTAGATACAGCTGAGTTAATATTAGATGAGTTACTATTAACAGCATTAATATTAGTAGAGTTGTTTGCGACTGCGACTATGTTAGTTACATTATCAGATACTGTCTTGATTGGGTCGTCTTTAACTGTGATACTATTACCCATACCACTGTGGTTTGTACAGTAGTATATAAAACTTGTTGGCTGTGACTCAGGTACTACAAGTTGGACTTTTGCACCAGCTTGTCCTTGAGATGCGTTTGATGCGTCACTTACGTCGAATGTATATGTCCAGCCTTTGTATAATGTTAGTGCAGGCTTATCTACACCATCAATAATAAATTTACCAGTAGCAGCTGTAACAGTAAATGTAACTTCATCTTCTATTGCATCTGCAACTATGTCAAGTGACCCATTGGAGCTACCTGTAGATGCAGCGTTTGTTATAAGACCTAAGTCTTCGCTATATGTTATAGCACCTGATACGATAGCTACGTCGTCAAGAACTGACTGGGATGGTGTAATGATAGCAAACGCACTACCTGTATATACAAGTAAGTTGTCGTTAGAGCTGTCATACCATAAGTCACCTTCCTGTAAAGATGTACCGTCTGCTCTTTGTGTAGGAGCACTGCTAGATATTTGGTATATATCAGCAAAGTTATTGATATCTACTACGTTTGCACCAGCGTTAACAATGTTAGTTATGTTTGTTGCAACTGTTGTAACCTCTGTAGCCTTGGGTACAAGCCTGTGAAAGGTATAAGTATGCAAGGTGCTGGTTGATTCTACTAAAAAACCAAAGCCTGTAGGTATGGCAGCTGTTACACCAGTTATTGTAATATTAGCATTGTTTGCTAAGTTACCATTAGATATTGTAACTGTTGTACCACTAGGAGTTAGTGTAGTAGATGCAGCCTGTATACTGAGTATAGCTGCCTGTCCTGTAGAACCTTGTGGGTTTGTATTAGGAAAGTGCTGCTCACTTGTTATAGCTGTAAAACCACCAACGTCATCAATAAGGTCAACAATACGAGCGTTGATAGCACCTGTAGTAGCTACAAAAGCATCAGAGCTAGACCAAGTGTCACCACTAGATATAGTTTCAGTAGAGTCTTGTCTAAAGTATCTTGCGTCTGATTCTGTTTCTGTAAAGTATCTGCTATCTAAAGATGTAGTATTCATCTCAGATAGTTCAAGCTTGTCAGATTGTAATAGTGTTTTTATCTCACTAGCAGTCTGGTCAGCTGTTGCACTATCTTCTATAGCATTAAGTTTACTGTGGTCAGTATCAGTAAATACGTTACTATCGCTAGCACTTTCTACTAATGCTCTAATCTCTGATGCCGTTTGGTCAGCTGTTGCATTATTTTCGATTGCATTAAGCTTAGTATGATCTGCGTCTGTAAATACATTACTGTCAGATGCAGACTCTACTAAAGTTCTAATCTCAGCTGCTGTCTGGTCTGCTGTAGCTGCTGATTCTATACCGTCTAATTTAGTACCATCAGCGGCTATGTCTCTACCATCAACAGTACTAGAAACACTTATAGTACCTGTTACTGTAAGATTACCTGTTGCAGCTGTACCTGTGGTAGATAAGTTTTGTGATCCAAAGTCAGGATCAACCTTTGTTCCGTCTATAGCAGCTGACCCACTTACATCAGCATTAACTATTGTACCATCTACAATGTTTGCACTAGATACTGTTATATCTGTAGGCAACGCACCGCTACCTAACTTAGCTAGTGTAACAGCATTGTCTGCTATGGCACTGGTGTCGACTGAGTTTGGTGCATAGTGCTCTGTATCAATAGAGTCAGCAACTATGTGCTCAGAATCGACAGAATCGTCGGCTAGTTTTGTACCATCAATTATATCTGCTTCTAACTTACCTCTAGTTACATTTAGATCTTTGATTGCAGCAGTATTGACAGCTTGCGGCTCAAAGTCGTATGACTGTATAAGTTGCTCTTGATTTTCTTTTATTGCTCTAAGAGCTTGTTTTGTATTGTTATTTAGGTCATCTGCTTTTACGGAAGAACCGGGTGTATATGTAGCTCTACCTTCTACAGCAGTATTACCATTGTTCATCACGTCTGTTTGACGTACGATACGAACGACACTAGGACTAGCTGGGGCTGTAAGACTACCAGATGTATTCCATGTTACTGTACCACCAGAAGTAGTATAGTTAGGTATAGTGTAATCATTTTGGCTAGAGCCTCCATTTGTACTCTCTACTCCGTCAACATATACTTTTATTTCATCTACAGAAAATGTAGTAATAGTAAATGCTATGTTAGAGCCGTTCGCCGTTTGTTGGTGAAAGGATTGTTGTGACATTATTTATATATGTTGAGGATGTTTGCTGTATTTACTCGTTTGTTTATCTGTTCTATTTTTGCTAAACGTTGTTTTTCGATTAGTCTTGCTACACTTGGATCATCTTTAATTGCTAACCATGCAGTTTTTTTAGCACGTTTAAATAGTCTATCAATGATTCTATTATGATAGTAATCTCTAGCATTAAACTGAGCACGTTTGCCTGCACGTATGTCTTCGTACATTTGATTCATGGATGCTATTATTCTAGGATCTTTAGCTAGTTTATCAAGTTCTAGTTCTAAATTAAGAGATCCTAGTGCTCTTTGAAACTGTGATCTAATATACGGATGGTCAGTTAAGTTTGTACTATCTGGTGCAAAATAAGTAGATGTACGTAAATCATAGCCACTATCGAACAAGAAGTTTCTACCGGGACTTTGATCTAAGTTTAAAGTAACAGGACTTACAGCATTAAATGCACGTGTAAGAAA